GTACAAGATCTGGATCGACGTTACCTCGGAGAAACTGCTCCGCATCGAAGTGCGCTACGAGGTTGACCAGACCGGGCGTCCGCTCAACGGTCGCCTGCCCATCGAGGAATACACGCACTACCGCTTCCTTGTGAACCCGGACGGCTTCTACGGCTACGGGCTTGGCTTCCTGCTGGGCAAGACGAACATTGCGGTCAACAAGCTCCTGCGCCAGTTCATCGACGCGACCACGCTGTCGATCCACGGCAACATGAGCGGGTTCATCTCGGAGGCCCTGAACATCAGCAAGGGGCCGGTGAAGATCGAACTCGGCAGCCTGAAGACGGTCTCGGCCAGCACGGACGACATCCAGAAGGGCATCAAGACGTTGTCCTTCCCCGCCCCGCCGCCCACCCTCATGCAGGCCATTGCCCAGCTTGAGACGCGCGCCCAGCGCATCGGCGCGACCACGGACGCCGCTGCGGGCGACATCAACAAGGTCTTCCAGCCCACGACCATGCAGACGATGGTCGAGCAGTCGCTGGTGATGTTCACCTCGGTGCAGGAGTTCCTGCTGCACTCTTGGTCGAAGGAACTGAACAAGATCTATCGCCTCCACGGGATCTACTTCCGTGGAATCGAGAGCTTCATCTCGGTCAGCCCGGAGGGGCCGGAGGAGATGGTGGTCAGCGATCAGGACTTCATGGACGACATGCTCATCATGCCCGTGGCTGATCCCCGCATGATGAACCAGCAGAGTCGCCTCCAGAAGGCCCAGTTCCTGTTCGACTTCGCCACGAAGAACCCCCTTGTCGCCAACAACCCTGAAGTCCTGCTCGCGGTGTCGAGGAGGCTGCTAGAGGAGATGGAAATTGACGGGATTGACAGCATTCTTCCGCGATCTGTGGATCAACTACCGGAGCCTGCGCCGGATCCGAAGGCCATGGCTGAGCAGGCGAAGGTCCAGGTCGAGCAGCAGAAGCTCCAGCTAGAGGCGCAGTCGGCGCAGCAGCAGTTGCAGATCGAAGCGCAGAAGATGCAAGTCGATCAGCAGATGAAGCAGGCGCAGATGGTCGGGGACCAGCAGCTTCAGCAGCTTCGCATCGAAAACGAGCGGATGTTGCAGGAGATGCGAATCCAGAACGAGGCCGAGATCGCGCGCATGAAGCAGGAATACGAGAACGTGCGCGTCCAGCAGGAGCTTGCCGCCAAGCAGTCCATGGAGGCCCAGAAGGCCAAGATGGAGGCTGACACGAAGATCATGGTGGCGCGCATTGGTGCTGCCGGTGCTGATGTTCCCGAGATCGAAGCGGTCAAGCCTGTTGCACAGCAAATGGGCGAGGATGTGCGCTACATGATCCAGCAGATGGACGCCCAGAACGCTGCCCGCGACCAGCGCATGATGCAGATGATCCAGTCCCTCATGCAGTCCATGGGCGCGCCGCGAAGGATCATTCGTGGTGCCGATGGCAGGGCAGAGGGCGTCGAGGTCGTACCCGGAGGGATGATGCAATGAAGCAGCCAGCGATGGAGTGGCGACCGGCAATGGATTGCTGGTTGCTCAGGACGGAGCAGCCCCTTGCTGAGCGTCATGTGCGCGCTTGCAAGGACTTCATGTTGAAGATCCAGGCGGGACGGCGCATCGGGCTGATGCCGGGCGACATCCGCGACGATCTGGATGCAAGCGTCCGCGCACTCAACGAGAACCGCATCCAGCAATGGGCTGCTGGCCCGAGCATGGACGGGCGCGGGGAGATCACGGTGTTCGGCGCGACGCAGGGCACCGGCAAGACAATCATCGACATGGGAGCCTGACATGGCAGCTACTTGGCGAGCGACCTCTGGTGCGGTGGCGTATGCCAACGCGAAGGACATGCTCAACGTCTTCAACGGCACAGCATCGGCGCGCATCATCCGTGCCTACAGGGCGTATTGGTTCAACAACGGCACCGCAGCGGTGACCGGCGTGATCACGACCGCCCAATGCCGCCGCATCACGGCAGCGTCCGCTGGCACCGCTGTGACGCCCGTGAAGCACGACACCAGCTCGTCGGCGCTTGACGCCGCCACGACCTGTGGCACCAACCAGACGGTCACCGGCAGCGACATCTTCCGCCGCTTCCTCTTTGTGAACGAGGAGCCGGTGGTGGCTGGCACGACGCAGGCGAACTGGCTGACGCTGATTCCGTTCGCGGAAGTCTGGAACGCTGGCTACAGCGACACGAACGTCGAGCCAATCGTCTGCCGCGCGACGCAGGGGTTTGAGTTGTTCCACTCGGGATCGTCCGCAGTTGGCACCGCCGATCTCGAAATCGAGTTCACCGATTCTGCGACGTAAGCCATGAAGACGCTGCGCCACAAGGCTTGCTTGCATGAGTGGGAGGTGGAGGAGTCCTTCGCCTCCCGCGTGGAGAACGACATCAACGGGGGGCTTGGCCCGGCGTCGCCTCCCATCGTCTGCCCTGGGTGCAAGGTGCCGTCGCGCTACAGCGAATTCGTCGTCGTGACGCCCGATGCCTGAGACCTTCCTCGTTTACCAACGTGCAGTCGATGTGCGACCGCTTGAGGATGGGATATTCGCCCTCTTCAATGACGAGGCATCTGACTCGCGCCGGTACTACGAGTTGGTCAATCTCAGGCTTTCGCCCGTCGCCCCAACAAGCAACGTGCAGTTCGGCTCGGGTCGCGCGGGCGCTCTTGCCCTCTTTCGCACCACGGCGAGCAGCGGCGGCGATGCAGTCTCGCCCATCAAGCACGACACCGCATCCGCCAGCCTGCCCTCCCAGGTGACGTTCACGACCAACCCCGACAGCGTCACGACCTCGGGCATCGCCCTCAAGCGCATGGCTGACGCACCGACGTACTTCGCGGCCATCGGCGGCACTAGCCTTTCGTCGCGTCAGTTCAGCAGCGGATTGGCAACGTGGAAGCACGACGCATTCGCGACGCTTGGCGACTTCGGCGCGAGTGTTGATGTGGAGCCAATCGTCCTCCGCGAGGGGCAGGGCGTGGCGGTTACGCAGACCGAGTACGGCGTTCCGCACAGCATGATCGTGGCGATGTTCGTTACCAACACCGCGACGGGCGCGACCTACACCTACCGCAGCGTGGACGTTGCCACCGATGCTGTCATAGACGGCCCCCTTGTCAGCCTGTTCAACGCTTCTGGCAGCGGCGTCGTGCTGGCTGTGCGCGTAGCGTTCATCCCGCTGGACGGAGAGACCAACGCCACCACCTCGCTCTCCCTCACCGTGCCAGCCATCAACCTTCGCATCGCGCGCATCTTTGGCCTCGACACCTCGGCTGACGCGGCGACGATCATCAAGCCCGACAGCAGCGTGGCGACGCCATCGTCCATGCGCGCCGTCGTCGGCCCGTTCCGTTCGCGCCTTGAGGGATCGTGGCAATGGGATTGGCCGTATACGCATGGCGCAACGATTAGCGTACTTCAGCAGCAGAACGCTGGCGTGTTCCGGCGCAACCCGGCGATGAAGGTGTTCGGTGCCATCGGGCAGTCGCTCAACGGCATCCAGCTTGACGGGCTCGCTGACATCGACATCTTCGCCGCCGAGCCGGGCAGCGGGATCATCGTGCGGCCAGGAGAGGGCGTGGGCTTGCTTGCCGGGACCGCTGGGCTTCTGTCCAGCAGCACCTTCATCAACTACAACATCGAAGCCACGATCCTCCACTACCCGCCGCCCTCTGCCCCGGCTGGCGGAAACACCTACTCCCGCTCTCGCGTTGTGAACAGGTGATGCCATGCTGAAGCAGTCCACGGCGCGCAACCTCATGGTGCTGATGACCGACAGCACCGATCACATCACCGGCAAGACCGGCCTCACGCTCACGATCTCGGCAAGCAAGAACGGTGCGGCCTTCGCGTCGATCACCCCGACCGTGACCGAGCGTGGCGACGGCTGGTACTCGCTGGCCCTGACCACGTCGCACACGGACACGCTGGGCGACTTCGTCCTCCATGTCACGGCCTCGGGCGCGGACCCGACCGATGTGCGCGAGGAGGTCTTCGCGGCCCTCCCCGGCGACAGCGTCACGGTCTCGTCGCTGGCATCCGATGTCATAACGGCTGCGTCCATCGCTGCCGATGCGGTGACAGAGATCCAGAGCGGCCTCGCCACGGCCTCCGATCTCACCACGACCGACACCAAGGTCACGGCAATCAAGGCCAAGACCGACTCGCTTGCCTTCACGGTAGCGGGTCAGGTGGACGCCAACATCCAGTACGTCAACGACATTCAGGTCAAGGGCACCGGCACCACCGCTGATCCTTGGAACCCCGTGTGATGTTCGTCTCTTGGGGCGACTCATGGGGCATTTCATGGTCGGATTCGTGGGGCTACGGTGCTGTCCCGCCTGTCCAGACCGGCCCGTCCGTACCTCAGAAGTTCCAGCGGTGGGCGTCCTACCAGAAGATTCCGGGATCGTTCATCCGTCAGGTCTCGCCCGGCGTCTACCTCCGCGTCACGCCAGAGAACCTTGACCCACAAGTGGTGGTCAACGAAGAGGTCATCGCTCCCGCCGCCACGATCAGCACCAACATCCTCGCCAGGCAGATCCTTGGCGACCGTGCCGTCAGGAAGATCCGCAAGGAACTGAGGCGGGTCAACGAACTGGAAACCCGCCTTGCCGAGCAGGAGCGCCTGTCCCGAGCCGTCAACGCCAAGCTGCGCGCGACGCTGGACAGGGAGATTGCCCTTCGCGAGGATGACGAGGATGTCGTCTTCCTCCTTCTCAACTCATAGGAGTGACTGATGCCGAAGACCCCCGCATGGCAGCGAAAGGCCGGGCAGAACCCAAAGGGCGGCCTCAACGCTAGGGGCCGGGCCAGCTACAAGGCCGCAACGGGGGGGACGCTCAAGCCCCCGCAGCCGGAAGGCGGCCCACGCAAGAGGTCATTCTGTGCCCGAATGACGGGCATGAAGAAGAAGCTCACCTCGGCCAAGACGGCCAACGACCCCAACTCCCGCATCAACAAGTCCCTCCGTGCATGGAAGTGCTGACATGAAGAAGCCCATCTGGGACCGCGCCCGCCCGAAGTCCCTTGGCAAGCCCAAGGCCCTGTCCCCGGCGCAGAAGGCATCCGCCAAGGCGGCAGCCAAGAAGGCTGGGCGACCCTACCCCAACCTCGTTGACAACATGAGGGCGGCGAGGAAGAAGCGATGATCCATCGCCTCGACCCGGATGAGGTGGAGAACTGGCGTCGCCACCCGGTGACACAGTACCTCGTCCAGGAGATCCGCAAGCAGAACGTCCACCACCGCTACCGCATGGCGCAGGACTTGCTGGCGATGGGCCGCGCGCAGGGCTTTGACGAGGCCCTTCAACTCGTAGGGAGGTTGCTTGATTCCCCCGGAATCATAGAGTGACCGCAAAACGGAGAGCCGCATGATCCGCCGCCAGAACCGCATGAAGACCTCGCCCGGGGCCGCCGCCATGGAGATCCTCCGCAAGCAGGGTCGCAATGGGGACACCGAGCTTGCCCATGTGAACCCGCGCGAGAAGGCTCTCCTGAAGGCCCTTGGCGGCGCTGGTAGCCGCAACCCCCGCACGGGCCTGCGCGAGTATTACGACGAGGGCGGTGGTATGTCGTCGGAGGGCGCTGGTGCCCCATCGTCCACGGGGATGTCGGGCGAGAGTGCTGGAGAGGGAACCAACGATCTTGGGCTTGGCGACGATTCGGTAATGTCTGGCAGCGACATGGAGAATCAGGCTCTAAATCTTGGTCCCGCACCACCTACTGTTGCTTCTCCAGTCGAGGACCGTGGTCCGATTGGCCGCGCGCTTGATAGCGTATTCGGACTTGGGCCAGACAGCAGGCCCATGGGCGGGGCGTTCACCGACCCCAACAACCCATACGACTTCACCCTGATGGACGCATTCAGCCCGACAAGCACCGCCATGCGTGGCCTTGCATATGGGATTGGTCGTGGCCTGACGGCACTTGGCGTGCCAGAGGGGCCAACTGGAAGCCCAATCAGCAACATGGCTGCCTTTGAGGGTGGTCCGTCCGGGATGCCCGGCAACCTCGGCACCGGCCTTGGCGAGATGCGGAACGAGGCGTTCGTCCCGGTCGCCAACCCCACGCCCCGCTACCTCCGTGGCGGCGAGATGGCCCCGCCGCAGGAGATCAGTTCCTTCATCGGCCCCGGCATGAGCGACATCCAGCAGCGTGCGCTCATCTCCACCTACGGGACGCAGGGCGTGAACTCCGCTTTCCGTACCGATCCGGTACGCCGGTACTACGCCAACCTCCTCTCGCGGGGACTGATCTCGGACGCTGGCGCTCCCGTGCAGAATCCCTATGTTCTTCCCATCGAACAGCAGTATGCTTCTTCCGTTCTCGGTCGCCCATTCGCCAATCCGGCTGATGCAGCGGCAACCTACGAGTCCATCAGAGGGTTCCTGTAAGGGGGTGATCCAGATGAAGAAGAAGCCGAAAAAGGGTGGTCGCGGCTGCTGATCAGCCTGCCAGTCGTGAGCACCCTGGAAGGGGGGATCCGTCCCCCTCCTCTGATCCCCCCTTCCGCCTCCCTGCCGATCCGCTAGTTTCCTCTCGGGCATTCCGCCCAAAGAGGAAAGCATGAGCAAGAAACTACGACCCCTCTTCGCGAGGGTTGTCGTCCGTGCAGAGACGCTACAGGCGTCCATCGGCACCAAGTACTCGGCCCTGAACAAGATGGGTTTCGAGATCCCCAAGACCGTCGAAGACAAGATGATCCCCGACGAGGGCGTAGTCGTCTCCGTGGGCGAAGCCTGCGAGGTGATGAAGGCCGGTGACAGGGTTCTCTTTGGCAAGTGGGCGGCCAAGCCCATCGCCTTTGAGCCGGGCCTGTACGTCATGCAGGAGGAAGACATCATCGGTGTCATCGAGGATGACGCCAAGGCTGTCGCCGCATGACCGAGAGGATCGGAAACCGCGTGGAGGTGTCGGATGACGATGTTCCTGTCGCGCCTGCGAAGGCTCCTGTCGCGAAGCCCGAAGCCGCAGCCCCCAAGGCCGCGCCGAAAGCTGTCGATCAGGAACCCGAAGAGAAGGGAACGGATTGGGTCGAGATCGAAGACCCCAAGCTGAAGGCCCGCTTCAATCGCCTGTACCGCCACACCAAGGAGGCGAACGAGCGAGCGGAGAAGACCGAGCGCCAGATCTCCCTGCTTGCCGAGCAGAACACCAAGCTCCAGAAGGCCCTTGAGACCATCGCCGGGGGCATGCGGGACAAGGAGATGCAGGCCGAATTGGCGACCATCAAGAAGAACATGAAGGAGTCAATGGCGGTCGGCGACGTTGAGGCCTTTGCGGAGGCCAACGAGCGGCTTCTGGAGATGAAGCAGGAGGCAAGGGAAAAGGAAATGGAGCTTAAGAAGAGCGAGGAAGTCGCCTCTCAAGCCCCACCTCCAATTTCCTCAATTGAGCAGCAAATCCTCTCGGCATGGCAGAAGCAGACTGGTGAGGATGGAAGGCCACTTCGGCCCTGGGTCAATCCTGAGCACCCAAAGTTCAACGAGTCAAAGGCAATCATCATTGAGGTTGCCAACGAGTACCCAGATGCTCCACTCCGGGAAATCCTGAGCGAGGCTGATGTCAGAATCAGGCAGAAGCTAAGTCCGCAGGACGATGACGAGGACGAGGACCAGCCCAACCCGGTTCGCCGGGCGTTTGCCTCGCCCCGTGGCCGACCGGCTCCACAGGAGCGCGAGCGCACTTCGCTCAGCACTCAGGAGCGAGTCATCGCAGAGGCGATGTTCATGGGTGGGCGCGGTTCGCTCGCCAAGACCAGCAAGGAAGCACACGAACTCTACCTCAAGCAGAAGAAGGCTATGGGTAGGGTCGTTGCGGTGGAGGATTGACCATGGCAGACATTGACAACGATTCCGCAGCCGGTGCGCTCGCGGAGAAGGGCCGGAAGAAGTCGGCGAAGAAGGGCAACCGTAGTTGGGCGCCCGCCGCTCCTCTCGGCATCAAGAGCAGGGACTCGTCCAGCAGGCTTCGCTGGGTCCACGCCGAACCCGCCAACATGCTGAAGAAGCGTGCTGAAGGCTGGGAGCAGGCGGATGCTGGAGACGCTGTCCACGACCGCCCCAATGGGGTGGAGTCGGGGGCGGGAAGTTCAGCCGGTGTGCTGGAGTATCGGGACATGGTCCTTATGAAGATGCCCGAAGAGATGGCTCGGGAGCGCGAGGCGTACTACCGCAACGCATCTCAGGAGCAGCTTACGGGACTCAAGACGAGGACGAAGAGAGACATCCGCTCAAAGACGGGCGTCACCGTCGAGGGCGACATCACAATCGACTAACCCCTCCAGAAGGAGTCCAACATGACCGACGCTCCCTATGGCCTCCAGGCCATTCGGAACAAGGCTGCTGGCAACACCCTCCGCACGAAGCTCTATCGAGTGACTGCGTCGGGCAACACCCAGGGCCTGTTCATCAACGACCCCGTCCGATTCAACTCGGCGGGCCTCGGCGTGATCCGCCTCTCGTCCAACGCTGCCGCGAACACCCGCTGCCTCGGCGTGGTTTCGGAGCTGTTTGACGAGAACGGTCGCCCGCTCACGTTCAGCCAGCCGGGCCGTGGCCCCTTCCTCCCCGCCTCGACGGCTGGGTGGGCGGCGGTCTACGACAGCCAGCAGATCACGTTCATCTGTCAGGCTGACGCCTCCGCTGCGGAGACGATGGTCGGGCAGTACGTCTCGCTGACGGCTGCGACGAACGGCAACACGGCTGCGGGCACCTCGGTGATGCAGATCCGTGCGGGTTCGGCGGATACGTCCGTGAAGACCTTCCAGGTGCTGGGTCTGGCTCCGACTGAGGCTCGCGGCCTCGGCTCGGTCGCCAACAACTCGGCTTGGGGCAATGCGTACATCGACCTTGAGGTCCGCATCGCCCTCCACTCCTACACCTCGACCTGATAGGGAGGACCGCACATGACGACCGGAACTGGCAATCTCCCTGAACTCCTGTGGCCCGGCATCTCCACGATCTGGGCCGACACCTACCGCCGCTACCCGCCGCTGTGGAACCGCTTCATGATCCTGCGTCGCTCGAACAAGGCGTTCGAGAAGGAGCAGGGCGTGACGGGCTTCGGCCTCGTCGGGCAGAAGGACGATGGTGACAGCGTCCCGTATGTGGACATGCTCCAGGGCTATCAGCGCGAGTACGTCAACCTGACCTACGGGCTGGGCACGACGATCACCCGCGAACTGATGGAAGACGAGCAGTACAACGTCATCAACAACGTGCCGAAGATGCTGGCTGAGTCGATGCGTCAGACGGAAGAGACCGTCGCCGCTTCGGTCTTCAACCTCGGCTTCAGCACGATGCTGACGGCGGATGGCAGCGCCTTCTTCTCCTCGACGCACCCGAATGTCCGTGGTGGCACCCAGCGGAACATCCCCGCTGTCGCCTCGGACCTGACGCAGGCGTCGCTGGAGCAGGCGTACATCGACATCCACGACTGGCGCGACGACTCCGACCTGAAGATCAACCTCATGCCCGAGAAGCTGCTGGTCGCCCCGACCAACCGCTTCGTGGCTGAGAAGATCCTCGGGACGAAGTTCGCGGTGGGTTCGGCTGACAACGACATCAATCCGATGGCGGGCCAGCTTGACCTCATCGTGAACCCGTTCCTCACGGACCCGGATGCGTGGTTCATCATCACGAACGCCAAGGCGGGCGCGACGTTCTACCGTCGCCGCAA